TTACCAGAAATAGTATTAACTGCTGATGATGAAATGGGTACTAAGTCGGTAGATTATAGTAGAATTACTGCGGTATTAATCGAAGCTGTAAAAGATTTATCAGCTAGGGTTAAAGAACTGGAGAATAAATAATGGCATTACCTACAAGCGGAGCATTAACTTTAGACGCTATCCATGTCGAAGCTGGTGGTTCTACTGGCACTACCTGTTCTTTAAACGATACTGATATAAGAGGATTGACTGCTGCTTCTGGAAAAACTATTAATAGCACTCAAGGAACAACTGTAGATTTTGACGATTTTTATGGTGCTTCATCAGGATTTACTATGACGCTGACAGTAGGTTCTAGTGTTTCCACAACTGTAGGTCAATATAGTACAACAACAACTGTTTTAAGAGGTTTTACAACTACACTAGGAAGTTTATCTCCAACCAGTAATTCTAGTTTTTTAGGAGGTGCAACTATATCGGCTATTAGAAACTTTGGTACTTCTGATAATATTTCAGGTTCTAGCACTCCTACCCTTTTGTTACAGGTAACTACAGGTTCTGTAGCTAATAGTAATTCTTCGTTTACAACTCTAGATATAGGCGGTTCTAGTTTATCAAGGTCTAATGCTACTTATTCCACTAGCGGAAGTTTTAGTTCTTGGCTTTGGACTGGTTCTCCAGTAGCAACAACTACAGTAACCAACGCTGCTAGTAATTTTGCTCCTTTTACAGCTAACGGCACAACACAAACAGTTACAATATCCTAATGAGTGAAATTAAATTAACAGACCAACCTATGGGTAGCGAAACAACAGGAACTTTTCCTGATGTAGATGAAAACAATAATAATTTTAATAGACTATCTTTTAGCTTTACGAATAGAGCTGGTGAAAAACTATATTACCAATTAAATAAACCTGATAGTACAGACCTTTTAGTACAAAAAAGTGATGGTGTATATGTTGAGGAAGACGATATAACTTATCTTGTTGAAGCATATAACGTAGACGAGTATATAAATAGATTAAGTTTTGCTTGGAGAAATGGAGAAGAAAATGTTGACGTGCCTAGTGAGTGGTGGGATGAAGTAACAATAGTACCAAAAAATAGTGCTATGTGGGATGAAGTATACGTTGATAAAGAAATAGTAAAAATAGATTATGCTGCTGGTGTTGAAGCTCCAGAAAAAACAGAAATGGAAGCATTAACAACTAAAGTAAATGATAAGTTTCCTGGTGAGGTAGATTTTTATGACCACCCCCATAATATTATCGGAAAATATGTTGATAACCATACGATTAGACCACCATATAAATCACAAAACACTATTACTGTTTATCATATGTACTATAAAAAAAGTTGGTTTCAAGAATTATTAACAGAATATAAGTGCCCTAACTATGACTATAAATACTGTTTTTGGTTTGGTTTTAAATACGATTTAGATGCTGGTGAAAGATATTTTAAAGTGGTTATAAGAGATAATGATATGACCAGTAATTATCAAACTAATCCAGATTCTTTTATACCTAGACCACAATTACCACATTGCAATGAACCTTACTTTGCAAAAATATATTCAGAAGATGGCACCGAAGCAGATGAATACGATGTTTTCTTTTCGACCACTCCAGAAATTATGAAAGCATATTGTGAAAAAAATAGTTTAAGTTTTCCTTTTCCAGAGGATAAAGAAACAGATTGGATTTGGACTTATGGTTTGGTTTACGATAAAAAAACTCTTGAGATAAAACAAGTAAAAGGTTACATCAAAAAAGCACAAGATGCTTCAGACTGGGTAGTATGAAAACACTAAATTCTGAACTTAAAGAAATTAATAAAAAATTTAACGAAAGAATTAAAGAAGAAAAAGAATTAAGAAAAGAATACAAAAAAAAGTTTAAAAGCGAAATAAATTAATTTTAAAAATGAGGCAAAATTAATGATAAAAAAATTAAAAACATTCTTAAAAAAAATTATTGGTAGCATAATTAAATGGATTAATAGTTTTAAAAAAAAGGATAAAAAAGATGGCAACGATTAAAGATGCTTTAAATGCAATTGAGTCGCATGAAAAAGAATGCAAGGCTCTCTACAAAAGTATAGATACAAGACTAGAGTCAGGGTCGAAAAGATTTGATAAAATAGAAACTATGCTATGGGCAGTATATCCATTTATACTAGCTACAGTAATAACAGCAAAATTTATAGGATGAGTAGACAAAAAAAATCAACAGTAAATAAAGCAGGTAACTACACAAAACCTACCATGCGTAAAAATTTATTTAATAGAATTAAAGCAGGTAGTAAAGGTGGTAAACCTGGTCAATGGTCGGCAAGAAAAGCACAGATGTTAGCTAAACAATATAAAGCAAAAGGCGGTGGCTATAAGAGTTAATGCCTTATTTAATAAGCAACATACCCCAATTTAAATGTTGGGTAAGAAAAGAATTTACAGCTAATCATCAGAAGTATCATGGTGAATTTATTCATGCTATTGCTATAGCAGTAAATACAATCCCTGATAGGTCATTAAGTTTTCAAGTAGTTTTTACAGGTTGTGAAATAGATAACCACGAAGATATGCCAAATGTACATGGTGGTGCAATGTGGGCAAGAATGCCTATTCAAGCTTTAGTAGCTGACATTCCTGTTGAAGAATGGGCACTACCAATGGAAGACCATTTAGCTCAACCTTGGGATTGTGAGTCCAGACATCATTCTGTAATTACTATGGACCGAGTAAGTTCTAGTCCTTGGATAGCAAAAATAAATAATCAGTTTTATCAAGCTAAATATTTATTTACAGTTGATTACACTGACCATCCGATAGCTGATGACCCTGCTCAACATAAACAATCTCATGTTATGTATATAACAGAAGATTGTGAGTGGAAAGGAAATATAGTGGCTCTGCCTAATAATAGAGTTAGAGCAACTAGTCCTGCTTTATGGCGTACTGGTGAAGGTGCTCCAGACTTTATGCCTTCTCAACATTTACATTCTGCTGAAGGACATGAAAGCTACCTTGACCCATTGATTACTTTTAATAATTTATATAGCGAGGGTTTTGAAGAAGAAGATGAAGAGGAAGAGAGACCCTAAAGTAGGAACTGGCAAAAAACCCAAAGGCAGTTCTAGAAGACTATATACAGACGAAAATCCCAAAGATACAGTTAGTATTAAATATGCTACACCTGCAGATGCAAGAAAAACTGTAGCCAAAGTAAAAAAAATTAACAAACCTTTTGCTAGAAAAATACAAATTCTAACTGTCTTAGAACAGAGAGCAAAAGTACAAGGTAAAAAACAACAAGCAGCTATTGCTAAAAAAGGTAAAGAAGCTATAAGAAAAAAAGAGGGTAAATAATGCCATTAAAAAAGTCACAAAGAAGTTTGAAAAAATGGACTGGACAAGATTGGACTACACCTAGTGGTAAAAAATCTTCTGAAACTGGTGAGGTATATGCACCAAAAGCACAAATTAACAGATTAAAGTCTACCCCTAAAGGTAGAAAAAAACTTGCAGCAGCTAATAAAAAGAAAAGAGAAGCTACAAGAAAAGGTAAACAACACGCAAGACACGGCTTGCATAAAGGTAAAAGTAGATAATGTACGAATATGGTTGCGAAGTAGATAGAGTAGTTGATGGTGATACCATTGATGTAACTCTAGATTTAGGTTTTGATATCTTATTCAAAACTAGAGTACGTCTTTATGGCATAGATACTCCTGAATCTAGAACTAGAAATAAAGATGAAAAAGCTAGAGGAAAGTTATCTGCTAAGTTTTTACAAGATGCAATTAATACAGCAGAACAAGTTGTAATAAGAACAAAACTCAAAGATTCGAGAGGTAAATTTGGTCGTGTACTTGGAATTGTAGTATGTGATGGCAAAGATATTAATGAAGCTATGATAGATAATTTTATGGCTGCTAAATATTTTGGACAAAGCAAATCTGCTATAGAAGCAGTACATATGGCTAATAGAACAAAACTAATAGAATCAGGAATTTTTGTTCCTACAACAAATGAGTGAGGCAGTACAATTAATAACAGAGCTAGGATTTCCAATAGCTGCAGCTTTGGGTCTTGGTGTATTTGTTTGGAAACTAATAAATAGAATTATAGATGGTATGGAATCTAAAATAGATGTAGTTGATGACAAGGTAAATGAACAGCTAAAAGCTATGGAAGATAGATTACAAACTAAATTAGATGCACAACAAGGTATTTTAGTTGCTTTGATAGATAGAGTCAGAAGTGTAGATAATGAAATAATTAGGCAAGATACATTGTTAAAAACAATGTTAGGTGTGCCACAACTAGTTCAAAAAGATAAAATTGCAAAAGCAGAAAGAGATGACCAGAGAAAAGACTAAAGATATTTTAGGTAAAGTTATGATTTATGGATTTTTAATAACTTGTATTTTTATTTTTGCAGATAATGTTTTTGCAGACCAAATTACCCATAAATTTAAATCTCCTAGTTTTAGCGGTAATGGTACTTCTAGTCACTATCTAACTATAGAAAATCAAGAATTTAGTAGAAAGATGACTATTAAAGAAGAGTTGCAAGCTTTGCAAGATGAAATTGAAAGAGATGCAGAGAATACAACTTTAGCTAGATTTGTAAGAAATTTAGAATCTAGAATATATGCACAATTATCAAGACAACTTGTTGATAATTTATTTGGCGAAACACCAATGACAGAAGGTACTTTCGCACTAGAAGGCAGCACAATCTCTTATGTAAGTGATGGCATAACTATAACTTTAAATGTAACAGACCAAGATGGAACAACGACTACTATTACTATTCCTGTCGGCTCTTTTACTTTCTAGTTGCAGTGTATTTAAAGTAATAGAAGATACTAAAAATCAAAGATTTCTAGAAAAACAAGATGCTAGTATTTTAGGATTATTTTCAGAAGAATTACTGAATGTAAAACGACCTAAAGTTAAACCTGTAATAGCTGTTTATCCCAATAGTTTTACTGACCAGACAGGACAAAGAAAAAGTAATAGTGAGTTTGCCTTATTTTCAACAGCATTAACACAAGCTCCACAAGCATTGTTGATAAGAGCTTTAAAACATACGGCTAGAGGAGATTTTTTTATAGTAGTTGAAAGAGTTGGTTTAGATAATTTAACAAAAGAAAGACAACTAATAAGGTCAACTAGACAAGCTGAAAACGAAAAAAAATTAAAACCTTTATTATTTGCAGGAGTAATTATAGAGGGTGCGGTTTTAGCTTACGATAATAATTTAAAAACTGGCGGTGCTGGAGCAAGATATTTAGGTATTGGTGCTAGCACAGAATATAGACAAGATGCAGTCACTGTCAGTTTAAGACTAGTATCTGTTTTGACAGGTGAAATATTAATTGAAGTTTTATCAGAAAAAACTATATACAGTTATGGACAATCACAGGATGTGTTTAAATTTTATGAGCTGAATACTGAATTAGTTGAAATAGAATTTGGTAATGCAGCAAATGAAAGTCCTACAATAGCACTTCAAAAAGCTATAGAAAGTGCTGTTTTAGAAATAGTAAATATTGGATATGAAAGGAGGTTTTGGTCCTATGAGTAACTTTTTAAAAATATTAATTTTATTTTTCACAACAGTAATTGTTGCTGATAACGAAATTTATATAGACCAGTCAGGTGCAACTGCAAACTTAGATATAGAACAGCAAGGAGGTTCTAATTTAATTGGCGGATTGCTTTCTACTGCTAATTCTTTGACTCCATTAGATTTAGATGGAAGTCTTATGACTTTAGATATAAATCAAATAGGCTCTAACAATAAATTTTTAGGAGATATTTGGGCAGATAATTACACAGGCTTTTTTAATTTTGCTGGAGATGGCAATATCTTTACTATGCAAACTGACCCATCAAATACTTTTGGAGCAGATAATTCCAATGTAAATGTACAAGTTACAGGTAGTACAAATAATTTAACTTTTAATCAAGCCACCGCAGCATTGGCTTCAAATCTTGATTTAGACTGGATAATCCAAGGTACAGGTAACAATATTACAGCATCATTAGATATTGATGGAGCTACCAACTATATGAACATAGATGGTAATGATAATACGATAACTTATGATGGAGATGGTACAAATGCTAGTTCAGCTGGATATTTTAATTTAGTCCACAGTGGCGGTAATCAGAGAACTTTTAATGTTACACAACAAAGCACGCTCAATAACGACTGGCTACGCATCATTAGTAGTGGTTCTAGTGGTACTTTCTGTATCAACCAAAACGACCAAGGCACAACCACTGGATGTCAGTAGTATAGGCGATATATCAGAATTAAATGGCAATGCACAAATAGTAAGAGATAAAACTTACGATGCAAAATTAAAATTTGCCATACAACAAAACGATGAAGCAGTTACTAAGAATGGTCGTTTAGCTATTAAATTTTTAGATGATTCACAGGTTAAGTTAACAGAATATTCTGAATTAGTTATAAACGAATATATCTTTGACCCAAATCCTAGCAAATCTAAAATGGCATTAAAATTTACTTTAGGCACAGCCAGATTTATAACAGGAAGTTTTAATAAAATTGATAAACAAAACATAAAGTTATCAACCCCTACAGCCAACATAGCCATAAGAGGTACAGATTTTACAGCTACTGTAGATGAATTAGGCAGAAGTTTAATAATATTATTGCCTGATAGATTAGGATTATCTAGTGGAGAAATAGAAGTAGTCACAGCCACAGGTAGTGTTTTATTAAACAAACCTTTTCAAGCTACTACTGTTTCTGTTTTTGAATCTCCACCGACAAAGCCTATTATTTTAGATTTATCTTTGGATGCAATAGACAATATGTTAATTGTAAATCCCCCAAAAAAAGATGAAAAATTTATAGAAGAAGAGCAGATAAAAAAAGATACAGTTCTAGATTTTAATGATTTAGATATAGATTATTTAGATGAAGATTTTTTAGATAATGAAGAAGAATTAGAATTTACTGAATTAGATATAAATTTTTTAGATGTTAATTTTTTAGAAGATTTGTTAGATATAGTTGATGCTTTAGCTATAGAAGAAGAAGAAGATAAACTTAGTCAAGTGACAGGTATAAATTTAGTTGGTACTGAGTTGGGTCAGGATAAAAACACACAGATTACAACTTTAGTCACAGGTCAAATAATAAGTTTTAGACGTAATGTAAATCAAAATTTAAGATTAGATATTGATGGTAGTAACGCTTACACGATAATTTTTGTACAAGATGGAGTTAGCAAAACAATAAAAGTAAATGGAGGTGGTGATTCAACCATAAGCTTGAGTCAACAATAATATGAAAAAAATTATTTTGCCTTTGCTTTTAATTTTGCTTATACCTGTTTTTTTTAATATTTTTTTTATAGAGATTTTAAAATTAAAAACTTTTGACCTGACAGTAAAAAAACAAGAACCATCAGGTAATTTTGTAATCTTAAATATTACTGAAAAGAATGTGACAGATAGAGGGGGTTATCCTTTTCCTCGACAAGACTATGCAGATATTCATGTTGAGTTATTAAATAAAGGAGCACTAGGTGTCGGTTGGGTTTTCTCATTTAGTGAAAAAGATAGGTTTGATGGCGATGAAAAATTTTCAAAGGCTTTAGCACTATCTCCCTCTATCCTAGCTATGTTTGAAAATAATAGTGGTAATTTTCCTAAAACATCTGGCACTGTTTATTTAGGTGACGGCATACCGCAGTCAATTAAATCTAAAGGTGTAGTAGAAAACATAAGTATACTCAAACAAAATGCAAATCAAGGCATAGCCATTGCACCTACAGATATAGATAATTTAGTAAGACGTATACCTTTATTAGTGCAAACACCAGATGGATTTGTAAGTGCGTTTGGAACTGAGGTTTTAAAATCTTTAACAGGTGCTAAAACTTACATAATTAAAAGCAATCAAAATGGTATTGAAGAAATTACTGTACAAGGTTTGCCACCAGTTAAAACAGATAAGTTAGGTAGAAAATGGATTAGTTGGGTTGATACCCCACAAACAAATTTAGATGAAATGGAAGTTTTTGGTAAATTTGTATTTATAGGTGTAACAGCTAATGGTGTAATGCCACAAATAGCAACTCCTGTAGGTTTATTAGAACCACATAAAATACAAGCTGCTTTGTCAGAGTCTTTATTAATACAAAATAGTCCTTATATTCCTGATTGGAGTAAGTTAGCAGAAACAACAATTTTAATAATTTCTTGTTTAGCCATTTGGTTTGTTTTGTTTTATTTAGGAATTACAACAGGAATACTATTCACTAGTGTAATATTTTTTGCTACAGCTATATCAGGATTTTTTCTTATACAAAAAGGTCTGCTAGTAGATGTAACATGGACTTTGATTTCACAATTTATAGTAGCTGCGGTAGCTTTTTATTTAAGATTTAGAGAACAATTTAAATTGCGTCTGCAAATAAAAAAACAATTTGAACATTATTTAGACCCAAAACAAGTAAAACGTCTACAAGACAATCCTAGTTTATTAAAATTAGGTGGTGAAACTAAAACAGCAACATTTCTTTTTACTGATGTTAGAGGTTTTACAGCTATGTCAGAAAAACTAAAACCTGAAGATGTTACTTATATTATGAATAAAGTTCTGACTGCTCAACAAAAAGCAGTACAAAATCATGGAGGGATGGTAGATAAATACATAGGGGATGCAATGATGGCTATATTTAATGCACCTCTAGATTTGAAAGACCATGCCAAAGCTTCAGTTGATTGTGCTCTAGAAATTATAGAAAACATAAAAGAATTAACAACAGAGCTGCAACTAGAAAGATTGCCTAAAATAGCAATAGGCATAGGAATAAATACAGGTCCTGCTGCAATAGGTAATATGGGTTCAGAAACTAGATTTGATTACACAGCTATAGGTGATGCAGTCAATGTTGCAGCTAGGTTAGAAAGTGCAACAAAAGAAAGAAAAGTAGATTTACTTATAAGTGAAACTACAGAAAGTTTGTGTGGTTATAATTTAAAAGAATTAGAACCAGTTTCAGTAAAAGGAAAAGTATTTCCATTAAAAATTTATACATATGAGTAAAATATTATTAGGTGTAGTAGGTATATTGTTTTTAGCTTGTACCTTTCTATATTGGCAAAATTCAAGATTAGCAGAAATTAATCAGGCTTTTGAACTAAGAGATAAAGAACAAAAAGCAGCAATAGAAAACTTGCAAAATGATTTCAAATTACAAACAGAAGGTTTGTTAGAATTGCAATCAAAGAATCAACAATATGAAGCAGAGATGCAAAGATATTTAGATGTTTTTAAAAGACATGATTTGAGTAAATTAGCTTTTGCCAAACCAGGTTTAATAGAACCAAGAGTAAATAAAGGAACTAAAAATGTATTTGAGAGTATTGAAGAAATCAGTCGTAATATTGACGTGCTTGATGATGGTCTACAGTTGCAGTCTGCTGCCGACTAAACAAGTAGAAGTAATAACAAAACCATTAGAAAGAACTATTGTTCAGCCAGTATTGCCTAGAGAGATAGATTTAAAAGAACCCTATTGGTATGTAGTATCAACTAAAAACTTAGAAGATTTTTTAGCTCAAATTGAGAAAGACCAAGGTAAAGTTGTTTTTTTAGCAATGTCTGTACCTGACTATGAATTGATGGCTTACAATACACAAGAGCTAAAGAGGTATATAAATGAACTTAAAGAAGTTGTGGTTTACTATCGAAAAGTTACTACAAACGACAAAGGGGAATAAAATGAAAATATCTGAAGAAGGCAAAGCTCTAATTAAAAGATTTGAAGGTTGTAAATTAGAAGCATATTTATGCCCTGCTAATAAATGGACAATAGCTTACGGCAGAATCAAAGATGTAAAAGAAGGTGATACTTGTACACAAGAACAAGCAGAAAAATGGTTAGACGAAGAACTAGAAGAATATGAAGGTTATGTAGAAAATGCAGTTGAATTGCCTTTATCACAATGTCAATTTGACGCACTTGTTGCATGGACATATAACTTAGGTCCTACAAATTTATCTTCATCTACGATGTTAAAATGTCTTAACAAAGCAGAATTTGACAGAGTTCCATCAGAAATAAAAAGATGGAATAAAGCAGGCGGTGAAGTTTTAGATGGTCTTATTAGAAGAAGAGAAGCTGAAGCTTTATTATTTCAAGGTAAAGACTGGCATGAGGTGTAGTTAATGCCATTAGCTAAATATATTTTTAAACCAGGAATAAACAAAGAAGCTACGAATTATAGTAATGAAGGTGGTTGGTTTGATGCTGATAAAGTTAGATTTAGAAAAGGTAGACCTGAACGTATAGGAGGTTGGGTAAAAAATACAACTGCAAGTTTTATAGGAACTTGTAGAAAACTTTATAACTACAAAGCCTCTAGTGGTACAAATTTGACAATATTAGGTACACATCAAAAACTTTATGTAAAAAGTGGTAATGCAATACATGATGTAACTCCTATAAGAAAAACTAGTACTAATACTTTAAGTTTTGCTGCAACTAATGGTTCTAACATAGTTACAGTTACTGATTCTAATCATGGTGCTGCTGCAGGAGATTTTGTCACAATATCAGGTGCATCAAGTTTAGGTGGCAATATAAACTCTGCTGTTTTAAATCAAGAGTATCAAGTAGCTTCTGTTGTAAGTTCAAACAGTTACACTATAGAAGCTAAAAATACTTCAGGTAATTCTGTTACTGCTAATGCAAGTGATAGTGGTAATGGTGGCGGAAGCGTAAGTGGTGTTTATCAAATAAATTCAGGACTAGATGTTTATTTACCAGGTACAGGTTGGGGAATAGATAGTTGGGGTGCAGGTGCTTGGGGTTCAGCTTCAGACCTTTCTCCATTAAATCAATTGAGATTATGGTCAATAGATAACTTTGGTGACGACACAATAGCTGCAGTAAGAGCAGGTGGAGTGTATTACTGGGATGAATCAGATAGCACAGGAGTAAGAGCAATAAACGCTACGAGTTTACCTAACGCTAGTAATGTACCTACAGCTGTATTACAAATTATGATGTCAGATGTAGATAAACACGTCATAGCTTTTGGATGTAATCCCATAGGCGGTACTGCAATTGACCCATTGTTAGTAAGATTTTCCGATACTGAGAATGCTGCTAATTGGACACCTACTGCTACAAACCAAGCTGGAGGGGTACAACTTTCATTAGGCTCTACAATAATTGCTGCATTAAGAACTAGACAAGAAATACTTATTTGGACAGATGGCGGTATAGTTTCTATGCGTTTTGTAGGCGAACCTTTTGTATTTTCTTTTACAGAAGTAGCTACAGGTCCATCTTTAATATCTCCAAATGCCATGATAAATGCTAACAACAGAGTATTTTTTATGGACCGAGGTGGTTTTTATGTTTATACAGGTGTTGCTGAAAGATTACCTTGCACTGTATTAGATTACATTTTGTCAGACATTAATATGACACAAGCATTTAAAATCTTTGCTGGCACTAATGAAAATGTAAATGAAGTAATATGGTTTTATCCATCAAGTTCTAGTTCTGAAATAGATAGGTATGTTATTTACAATTACTTAGAAGGTGTTTGGTCTATAGGTACAACAGCTGATGATTTTGTTAGAACAGCTTGGAGTGATTCATCTACTTTGCAATTTCCACTGGCTGCAAGTAAAAATGATAATACTAACAATAATTATCTTTTTGACCATGAATCAGGTCATAGCAATGATGGTAGTAATTTTGCCTCTTTTATAGAATCTAGTGATTTTGATTTAGCACCAGATGGCGAAAAATATACATTTATTTCAAAATTGATACCTGATTTAGAATTTAGAAATCAACAATCTAATGAAGACACTGTAACTTTTACAATAAAGGGTAGAGATTTTCCCTTAGAAAGTTTAAATACCTTGCAAACAGTTGATGTTACACCTAGTTCTACTTTTGCTAATACTAGAGCTAGAAGCAGACAGGCTGCACTAAGAGTCTCTAACAATGCTAGTGACTTTGGATGGAGATTAGGCGACATAAGATTAGAAATTAAACCTGATGGAAAACGCTAATGGCTGATATAAAAAATATTGCTTTACCTATACCAAGCTTAGAATATGATAATAATAATGAAGCGGTTACTAGAAGAACTCTAGAACAAGCTATTCAGGATTTAAATAATAAAATAATTACTGT